GTAATTAGGCTGGAATCCATTCTGCCAGAACTTAGGCTCACCCAAATCTGGGTTGTAGAAATTAATTGAACCAGGATCTAAGCTCCTGGGATTCCAGATTCTATATTCCTTGCAGGTCAAGGGGTTATGTCGGAAAAAGGAGCCGTTACAATCCTTATTGGCAACCCCAACCGAGGTACTGGTTTTTTCTACGATACATTTAACACCCACTCCGATATGTGGTGGACCCTAACGGTTAGCGCGTTTGACAGCCCCCGCGTATCCAAAGAGTTCATTGAAGATATGAAACGCCAACATGGTGAGGATTCATACGAATATAAGGTACGGGTCTTAGGCGAGTTTAGCTTAGAGAACTCTGGTATCATCATCCCCATGCCCTGGGTACGCGAAGCCATGGGTAAGGAAATAGCACCAGATGGCGACTATATAGTATGGGGATTCGACGTATCAGACGGTAGAGATAGGTCTGCTCTTATAAGACGGTGCGGAAACACGGTGTCTAAGGTAGAGTCCTGGGGTGGAAAATCTGTCATGCAATCTATTGGCTACGTGGCTGACTGCTATTTGGAATGTGATAGCAAAGAACGCCCAGACGAGATATGCGTTGATGCTATTGGTATGGGGGCTACAGCCGCCCAGAGGCTTGCAGAAGTTCTCAAAGGTGAACCGGTGAAGATTACTAAGGTCATCGTATCCCTAACTGGCCAGAACGTTGGTGACCGTTTTGTATCTCACCGGGTGGAGCTTTGGGATCGAGGGAGAAAGTGGTTTGAAAGTGGAGCCGTATCCATCCCTGCCAATGCAACACGTCTAGCTGCACAGCTATCGTCAGTTGAATGGGAAGTGTCAGATTCCAACGGCAAATGGAAGATTACAGATAAAAAGGCAGCAGGCTCATCCCCAGATGAGGCGGATGCACTCTTACTCACGTTCTCCGGCCTAAAACGTGGTAGATCTTCCTTTACAAAAGATACAAAAGGGCGTAGAATAGTATCGAGTAATGAAACTATTGGCTTGGGGTCTGCCAGTTATTTGACACAAGGAGCATGACATGAACGTCGGCACACGTATTAGACAACTTATTTCTCGCGGGGCTTCTATCAATATGTCTCGCCGGTCCCAGCTCAAAGTCAATGAGCTTGACACAATTACAGCAACGGACATTAGCTTTACAAACCCTGGTACAATTGCATCAGCTGGGTCTGGTTTTGGGCGTATTTCTGCTGGTAGCGTTATCACAGTTGGTGGATCACCTCTCAACTCACGTGATTACGTTGTGGAAACAGCAGCGGCTGGGTCTTTAACAGTATCACCAGCCATTGTTTCTACAGAATCAGCAGGCGCAACAATCCAGATTTATGAGGGTTAATCATGGCGACAACAAATAAGCTTTTTACTTTAGGGTCTGGTAATACAGGTAATCTGAGCTACGCTGGAACAAGCGCATCGGCGACAATTACATCTCTAGTTAACAAAAGCGAAGGAAGTATTCGCCTTGTATCTACAACAGATTGTTATGTTCGGATTACAAACGCAGCATCAACAGCAGTCACAACTGATGTTAAACTTGTAGCAGGAATCCCTGAATCGTTTGGTTATGCACCAGATTCAACAACGTTAAGTGCCATACGCGACACAGTGGATGGCGTGTTAAATTATTCTTTAGATAAAGGTATGTAATTATGGGCGATTTAAATCCTTTTGCTAAACCTAAGATGCCCTCTCCTCAAGTTATCCAAGCTCCTGTTGCTGGGGATGATACTGCAACTTTAGAGGCGGAACGCAAGCGTCGTGCTTTCGCCCAAGGGTCAACTGGAAACATCACATCTAATTTAAGTGGCGCTGTTGGCGATAGCGGTACCGCGACACGCAAAGCACTTTTGGGTGGCTAAGTTGGAATCAAACGTCAAACCTTACTTGGACCGTCTATCTAAGATGAAGTCCGACCGCTACACGTATGAATCAACGTGGCAGCAAGTGTCGGATCTTATGTTGCCCAAACGGGACTTCACCGTTGAGCGAACCCCAGGTCAGCGTCGGACACAGAAGCTTTATGATTCGACTGCATTGCATGCGACAGAACAGCTCGCTGGTGGACTACACGGTATGCTCACGCCTCCTGCTGGGAAATGGGCTTACATCCGTCTAAAAGGTGGTGAAGACCGTTCTGCACGTTTGTGGTTGGATAACGCAACTGATTTCCTCTTTGATATTTTCTCGTCTCCTGAAAGCTCATTTGCTACAGCAGCATTTGAGTTTTACTTGGATATTGTTGCGTATGGCAATGCTGCCATGGCTGTCACTTACAAAGATGGCCGCATCATGTTTAACACGGAGCAACTGCGCTCGTGCTACACAATGGAGAATGAGAACGGTAAGAATGATATTATTTACCTCTGCCGTTCATACCGCCCCGTGGAAATGATCCGTCGCTTTGGTGAGAAGAACGTGCACGAGAAAGTCGTGAAGGCTTACCGTGATAACGTTGCTATTACATTTGAAGTAGTACAAGCCATTGAGCCACGTGATGAGCATTACGGACGTGGGGCCTCTAAAGACAAAAAGCCTTATAAATCGTGCTTTGTAGACGCGACGAATAAACATTTGATGTTGGAAGAAGGATTTGATGATTTTCCTTTTATGTTTGCACGTTGGAGTAAACGTGCTGGTGAGGCTTATGGTTACGGTCCTGGCGTCGCAGCTTACTCGGAAGCGAACCAATTAAATACAATGGTTGAGATCATGACTCGCGCCGCTGCGAAGAATACTGATCCTCCTTTATTATCACCTGCAGAAGGAATGATTTTACCCCTTCGCTTAGATCCTGGTTCAATTAATTTCTACAACCCAGATTTGGGTGAGCCTAAGTTCTGGCAGAATGGATTCCAGCCTAATTACTTTGACGCGCTCATCGAACAGAAGCGCGCACTTATTCAGAAGATGTTCTACGTGGATTGGATGAACTTACCACAAGTGGATCGTATGACCACGGTGGAAGTTAATCAACGGACACAAGATAGCCTGCGTCAATTATCGCCTATATTGTCACGTCTGGCCTCCGAGTTTCTATCGCCACTCATCAATCGAACGATGTTTCTCGCGATTGATAACGGCCTCCTTCCCCGCCCCCCGCGTTCTGCACAAGGCCGAGAGTTGGCGATAGAATATACTTCACCCATTGCTATTGCCCAACGCGCTGTTCAAGCAAATACAGTTCTTCAAGGGCTTTCAATTGGGGCGCAGTTAGCGCAATTCGATCAGTCTGTCCCAATGCTTGTGGACGCATCTGCAATATTTAAAGACCAACTGCGTAATACCTACGCTTGGCCAGAAAAATACTTGCGTTCGGATGAGGATGTCCAAGCAATGCAGGAACAACAACAGCAACAAGCGGCTATGGCTCAACAAGCCCAAGTTGCTGAAAGCTACGGTAAAACAGCCAAAAACGTCGCGGGAGCAATGTCTGAATCTGGTATGGTTTAGTGAGAGGTCACATGTCCAAGAAAATATCTGCCAAAAAATATATAGAGTACTACAAGGAATGTTTTAGCACGGAAGCAGGCCAGATTGTGCTCGCAGATCTAGCGAAGAAATATGGTGTGCTAAAACCATTTATTCTTGCGGGAAGATCATTTGATATACAAGAGGGTGAGCGCAGAGTGATACTTGCTATTATCCAGAAAATGAATTACGATCTAAACGCATTACAAGAACTAATTGACGCAAACCAAGTGGAGGTCAACTATGAGCGAGGTCATTGAGCAAGTACAAGGGCAGGAACCGGCAGCAAATGCAGGTCCTTCCGCCGTCAACCCAGAAAATCCAAGTAATCCGAGGGACGCATTTATCTCGATGCTACCAGAAGATTTGCGTGGTGAAGGTGTGTTTGCAAACCACCAATCTGTTGCGGATCTTGCTAAGTCATACGTGTCAGCTGCTAAGATGGTTGGTTTAGATAAAAATGCGTTACTTCCTATCCCACGTGATGATTCTAAAGAAGCATGGGATGCTGTTTATAATAAGTTGGGCCGACCTGAAACACCGGATGCATACAATTTGGACCCGTACAAAGATGCGGCAGATGGAAACGTTCTTAAAGATTGGGCTGGAAAACTGCATAATTTAGGCCTGAATCAAAAACAAGTTGATGGCGTTTTAGGCGATTTCTTTGGTCAAAGCAAAGCCGCCCAGGAAGCTATGAAAGTCGCGCAAGATCAAAGATTCTCTGCGTGGAACGATGAAATTACAAAAGAATTGGGTCTCGCTAAGGATCGTAAGCTTGACGCAGCGGTAAACCTTGTAGAAAAGAACATGGGCGAAGGCGCATTGGACTTTATTGCAGAACACCCGGAAGTGTTTAAAGACCCACGTATGGTTAAGTTCTTGGTGGGTATGGCTGATAAAACAGGCGAAAGCTCTGTTCTTCTTGCTGATGGAAAAACAACAAATGGGGCGTTGTCCCCAGCAGATGCACAGCAACAATTATCTGCGCTTAAATCAAACCCGGAATACATGAAAGCAATGCTGGATAAAGGCCATCCACAACATGAGTATTTTGTGAATCAGCAAAACAAACTCTTTGAATTTGCGTTTCCGGGGTGATCATGGATAATCGTCAATTTGCCCTAGACCAAGCTGTAAAATATTTCGCCAAAGGAGCAGTCACAAATAATGTGAAACATGTTCTTGACACAGCAGAAAGTTTTATGGTATTCTTAAATAGTCAGCAAATAGTGGACAACTCGAAAGAATCCATAAAAGTTGATAAACCACAGAATCCAACGAAGGTTGGGACAACCAGCAAAAGCTGATCCTATTACTCCTTACGTTAGACAACTCTGAAATCATTATTTGTGGTTAGCTAATCCCTAAAGGATATGGCCGACCTGATTTCTATTGTCTAACTTTAAGGAGACTCTCATGTCTTTTACAAATCCCTCGACATCGTTCGTACAAAACTACGGACAAAATGTGTTGATGATGGCTCAACAAATGGAGTCGAAGCTGCGTCCTTTCGTGATGAACGAAACGGCCACAGGTGAACGCTTCTATTTTGAACTGTACAACACTAACTCAGCGATGAGTCAAGTAACGACCCGTTTTGAAGATAAACAAAATACGGACACGGTATTTGAACGTCGCGCTGTTGATTTGCTTGATTACGACGATTCCAAAATGGTTGATACGTTTGATAAGCTCAAAATGCTCATCGATCCGACCAGCCCAATCGTTGCTGCTCAAGCGGCTCAAATGGGACGCCAAATTGATGACATCATCATTGGTGCTCTTTACGCTGACATGAAAACTGGCAAAACTGGTTCTTCAACTTCATCGTTGACTGAAACTGTTGCTGTTAACTCATGGGCTTATGGTTCAGGTTCGGGTAACTCGAACATTACGATTTCCAAATTAATTGAAGCAGCCGAAAGCATGAATAGCTTGGATGTTCCAATGGGAGATCGTTACTTTGTTCTTGATCCGATTAACCATGCTAAATTGTTGGCCACTGCGGAAGCAACCTCGGCTGACTTTGTGACTGCCAAAAACCTCATGACTGGTGAAGTTGAAGGTTTGGTTGGGTTTAAACTCATCCAATCTACTCGCTTGCCGACTGATGGTTCTGGCTATCGCCGTTGCTTTGCCTGGCACAAAACAGGTATGGGCCTTGTCGTAGCACAAAACCCGAAAATTTCGATTAACAAACGCACTGACAAACGTGGCGAACCTTGGGAAGCGTACATTTCGCTGTCCATGGCTGCGACTCGCTTGGAAAATAGCAAAGTTATCGAAGTCAAAGCATTAGCAACTGCATAAGAAAGGAACTAGATTATGGCTGTTTTATATGGAGCTGCTGCGGCTAACGCATTTAACGTCAGTCCCCCGGTGAAATCTTCACCTGGTGAACATGGCGGTAACATCCGTTCGTTGACAGATACAGTAACTTATGCGACTCAAACAACCTCCGATACGATTGTTATCGGCGGGGGCCTTTTGCCGGTTGGAGCACGTGTTCTTGAAGTCATTATGACGACTTCTGTGACCACTGGTTCTGCGACTTTGGCTCTGGGTATCACTGGCACCGTGGCTAAATACAAAGCTGCTGGTGCTGTAACGACCGCGAACGTACCTCAAGTATTCGGCTTAGCCGCTGCTTTGAACGTTCCGTTGACTGCTCCTGAACAACTTTTCTTGACCATTGCTGGTGCTTCGTTACCTGCTTCTGGTACATTAGTTGTGACGGTTCTGTACGTCGTAGATTAAGCCTGAGACCTCCGGGCTTATTAGCGGCACCTGCTTGAGTGGTGCGGTTAGCGAGCTATCGCTACTTTCTTTGGAGGTATCATGTCATCTCAAGTAGAAATATGTAATTTAGCCATAGGTAAACTTGGCTCGACATCGTTCATTACTGACATAAACGATGAAAATTCTAAAAATGCCTTATACTGCCGCCTATTCTATGGCCCAACACGTGAAGCACTTCTACGCTCACATCTTTGGAAATTTGCACGTAAACGCGCCATTCTCGCCCCATTAGTGGATACTCCGTTATTTGATGGTGGTAAGTATTTTCAAATGCCGACTGACTGCTTACGTATTGTTGGAACGGATATGGATTACGAAAGCGCATACGGGCGTTGGTTTGTAGAGGGTAACAAAATCGTTGCTGATACAGACGTACTTAATATTGTCTATATTGCTAATATTGAAGATGAGTCGCTCTACGACCCGTTATTCGTCCAAGCCTTTGCCCTATACCTTGCACATGAAATGGCTCCTGCTATCGCTCAATCTGAGTCCATGAAAGGTAACTTGTCAAATGAAATGCAAGCAGCTATAATTAGGGCAGCACACGCCGGGTCAACAGAACAAGACGGTCAGGCGTTTATATCCGAGGTATTCCTAAGGGCGCATAACTAAATGGGACGTCCGTTTAAATACATCCAGTCTGTTTTTAATCGGGGGGAAATATCTCCCCGTATTGTTGGACGCGTCGATATTGATGCGTACTACAATGCCCTACAATATTCAGAGAATATGTTACCATTTCCTCAAGGGGCTATTACAAAGCGTCCTGGGACGTATTACGTATCCACTGTAAAGGACAGCGCAGATACGACAATCCTAATTCCGTTTAAGTTCTCAACGGTCCAAAACTACGTCATTGAGGTAGGGGATTTATATTTCCGATTTTACCGTAATCGTGGCGTTGTTGAGACATCTCCTGGTGTTGCGTATGAATTAACAACTCCATGGCCATCAACTGTTGTGAGAGAACTAAAATTTGTGCAATCGTTTGATCGACTGTATGTATTCCATAAAGATTACCAAACGCGGGTAATCACTAGGACATCTGACACATCTTGGACGATAAACACACTTGATTTCCAAGATGGGCCTTTCCTGCCCGTTAATGCGACAACGACTACCATCAACCCATCCGCTGCTACTGGTGCAATTACTCTCACCGCGTCAACATCTATATTTGTAGCCGGAGACGTTGGTCGGCAGATACGATTGAGGATTTCTTCAAATAACTGGGGATGGGCAACAATAACAGGGTTTACTTCAGGTACAGTTGTCAACGCGACGGTGAACAGTACATTTACCACAACAGGTGCAACAACAAGCTGGGCTTTCTCCTATTTTGGTGGCACTCAAGGTTGGCCTTCTGTTGGTACTATTTACGAACAACGCCTAATCATGGCGAATACAATTAACTACCCTGCGACGCTGTTTGCGACGGAAACAGGGGCATTTGGCACATACGCCAAGTTCTCCCAAACAAGCCCAACAAATACGGTTGTTGATTCTAATGGCTTTGTCTACACCATTGGCGATGACCAAGTGAACGATATACGCTGGCTATCCTCTGGACGCATCCTGATGATTGGAACGGCAGGCGGAGAACATTCTATGACAGGGGGAACAGCGAGCTCCTACGCTCCTGTAACCCCATCAAACGTTACCATCAAGCGCGAATCTAAGACTGGATCTGCCCAAAATGTGAGGGCGCACCGAGTTGGTTCGGCTATTCTGTACACGTCACGGTCTGCTTTAAAACAGCGTGAGTTAAATTATGACTTTGGAATTGACAGTTTCATAAGCCGTGACGTGACCATTTTTAACGACCATATTACTCACTCTGGTATTGTCGATTCTGACTTTCAAGATGAACCGGACCCAACATTGTGGTCAGTCCTTAATGATGGTAATTTACTTGGGTTCTCTTATGAGCGCGACCAAAAGGTTGAGGGTTGGCACCGTCACAAACTTGGCGGGACTGATACAGTTGTAAAATCAGTCGCGTGTATCCCAAAACCAGACAAGAATGGCGATGACGCTTGGTTGATAGTACAGCGTACTATCAACGGATCAACGGTCCAAACTGTAGAATATATAACTGATTATTTTGATGGAGAAAATAATGGCAAAGATAGTGCGTTTTTCGTTGATTGTGGCGCTACTTATAATGGTTATTTAGATGCAACATTGACACCAGGAGCTACAACTGGATCAGGAGTTACGTTTACAGCTGGGTCATCAGTATTTACAGCGTCAATGGTTGGGGACCAAATCAGGTCTGGGGCAGCCAAGGCAACAATTACAGGATATTCTTCTGGAACTGTTGTTACGGCCACTATCACATCTGACTTCCCGTCTGTATCTCCAATTTCTTCTGGCTCATGGTCAGTGGCCACTATGAACGTAACGGGCCTCACATGGCTAGAAGGAGAGACGGTATCGATCCTCGCCGATGGTTATTACGCAGGTCAGGATGAGGTTTCTTCTAGTGAAGTGGTAATCACAGCCTTCGCATCAAAAGTTCATGTAGGGCTGCCGTATAACGCTATAATGCGCACTCTACCAATAGAGGTAAAACAGTTCGGGACTATAGCTGGTAATGTTCGACGGACCCATAGACTGTTCTTCTATCTTACAGAAACAATAGGCCTAATTGTTAATAATATGGTTAACACTGTTTCCCAAGTTGTCCCGTTTGGTGGCGGAACGCATGATTTAGACGAAGGCCCAGATTTGTTTACAGGTGTGTTGGAAACAGAGCCACCTATGGATTACGACCAAGAAGGTATTATTGAAATTAAACATACTTGGCCGACAAACCTGACAATCAATTACGTTGCACAAGAGCTGGTTATAAATGATTAGGTTTGAGCCGCTTGACACTCAAACACTAAAATCATTTAAAGCTATGCCAATCCAAGAATGGTGCATGGATAAAACAATATCCATGTTTGAAGATGGATTTCCAGATCATCAAGCAGCAATGTTTGACGGTGATGATTGCGTACTTATCATGGGATTGATGGAACACGAAGAAGGCGTTTACTGGACGTGGACAATATTTGGAATTGGATTTAGGCCGATTCACTATAAACACTTTGCGCTATTCTGGAAGAAGTACCTAAATCTCTTGTCCTACAAACAAATTTCGCATATAATAGATAAGGAAAAACCATGGACTCGTCACATGGTTAAAATGCTTGGTTTTGAATATAGCCATGAGCATGACGAACAGTACGAATGGTGGATATTAAATGGCTGATCCAGTAACAATGATGGTGGTAGCGGGGCTTCAAGTCGCTCAAGGCGTTAAGTCCTTCCAAGAAAACCGCGCCATGGCACAAGCAACAAAGCGCGAAACAGCCGCTAACGTTGCTAATCAACAAGAAGCGTTTAAGGTTAATCGCTCACGTCTCGTACGCGAACAAGAGCAATTCGCGGGTAAGCAGACAGTTACAGCTGCTGGATCTGGCGCGACACTTGGCTCCTTTGATCCATTGTTTGCGGACACAGCACAACAATCTTCTTTGGATTTGGCGTTGTTGGAATACGATAAGAACTTGAATATTGCTAATACACAATATCAAGGTCAAATGAAGAAGAACGCTTATTACCGCGAAGGCCGGTCGCAATTGATTTCTGGGATTACTAAGGCTGCTACTGGTATGTCTACAAGTTCTAATAGCGGTGGTGGGTTGTATGGTGGAGGATCTTCTACATACAGCAATGGAACAAAAATTAACTGGTATGCCCAATGAAAATCCCCGTATATGACACACAGATCAACGCATCTACAACCCAGTACAATGCTGTAGCTGATATTCGTACCAACACGCTTGGTGAGATTGCAGATGGTTTGCAACAATATGGTAAGTTTAGAGAATCTCAACTTGAAGAAGAACGTAAGACGGAGCAGTTTAAAGCTGATTCTGCTATTCGGTATGAGTTAGACGACGCCCACTCTAAGATGTTGGATTCGATACAAAATGGTGGGGCTTACGCTGATGCAGAGGCTAAATATCAGAAAACGTTTGATGATACAGTGGCTAAATACATGCCCATGATGGGTGATGACCCGAATGTGACAGAGCGTTTTCAAGCTGAATATAAACGCTATGGATTGGGACAGTTAGTGCAATTGCGAAATACGGTGCAGGCTCGTCGGAAGGGTGACGCTGTAGACGCGACAAATTTACGTGTACAGCAATCAGAAGAACGTATGATGCGAGCTATGATTTCAGGTGATGAAAAAGCAGTTAACGCAGAACTTGCTGGTCAGGCATCTATTTACGCTGGAGCTACAGCAGTTGGCGCTATTACGCCGGATGAAGCTAAAATGAAAATACAGCAGCTCGTGTCCAATATGCGTGGGAAACAAGCATTGTTTATAGCCCAAAACGATCCGCGAGCCGCAAAAACAGCACTTGATTCTGCGTATGAAAAAAAAGAAATAATGGCAGAAGACTATATTACTGCGTCGGCAACTATTAATAAAGCCATAGAAGAGGTTGGGTCTTACGAATCAGTACAGAATTATATTGCAAACCCATCTAATAACGAGCGCCCAAATAAGCAATCTGTAGATGTTGGCTTTAATTATGTTTTGCAAAAAGCAAAAGGAATGGATCAAGCTGGTTTTGAAAACGAAGTTATTAAATATTCAATCTCGGCTGGTGCGGTACCACAACAAATTATGAATCAAGCCGGCGCATATTTTGCACAATCTCCAGAAGAAGCAAAGCCAGAAGCGGTCATGCAAATGGCTCGTGTTGTGTCGGAAGTTTCTAAGCGCGATCAGACTTTTTTAGATGGCCGTAAGTTTGACAAAAACGATATAGCAACGGCCAATCTTATGGTTTCACGTGTTAACGCTGGTATGACGGAGGTTGAGGCTGTGCGCTCCGTTCTAAAGCAAAAAAACGATAAGAACGCGTCAGATTTATTTGTGTCTGCTCAAAACGATATTATAACAAATATAAGAAAAGAAGACGTAGAAGTTACCGGCATCGGTGTCGCAGATTACGTTGACGCTTATTCAACGCAGCGTATGTTAGGCGCAACAGACAGTGAAGCAAAAACCTACGCTGAATCAGTAGTTGATAGGTTAGTGGGATCATTTAACGGTATTGATGTTAAAAATCCGGCTACTAAAATTCCTGACCCAACTATGCAAGGGGCGGTATTTAGTGAGAAAGAATGGAATAGATCTGTAGATGATTTGGTTGGCCTGGAATGGATTAAATCTAATTTCGGCGTAGATTCTAAGCCGTTAATTATGGCCGATAGAGAAACGATGCGTCTAGTTACATCTGGAAAGCAACCAACATTTCCATTGGCCATCCATTACGGCGGTGAAAACCCAGACAATTTTATGATACCAAGAGATCAAAACGGTATGCCTATCCGTATCAGGATGCGTAAACAAGCAAAAAAAATGAGCGACAATTCTGGTTATTTAACAGATATTGGCGGGGAGCAGCGCCTTAATTTAGGTAAATTATTTTAATGGCAAAAGATTATAAAATACAAATAAACGCAGATGTAGCTACGCCGCAAGAATACGAATATGCGGTTGGATCAATCACGCCTACTTATCAGAAATCTGCAATAGAACAAAAATCAGACATGCCTTATTTGGAGGCGCTTGGTAAATCCTCGTTTCCTTACAAATTAGGCGTGTTTACTAAAGATAAAATAGACATGGCCATCAGAGCGTTTGACCAAAACGATGACATGGTTAATTCAGACCCTAATTTTGACCCGGTAAAACTTTGGAAGCAATATAAATTATCAGACCGCGATTTTTATCATATACAAAAAATGGATAACATGGAGCAATTTAATAATTTTATGTCTGCTCGCGTTGACGCTCTTGAAACTCAAAAACGTATTAGACAATCTGGTGTTATCGGAAATATTGCTGGATTCGGAGCGGAGATATTTTCGGACCCAACAACATATTTAGGCTTCGCTGGTGCTACTAAATTATTGAAAGTTGGATCTAGCGCAGTGGCAACAGGCGCAGCTGTTGGAGGAGCTGGGTCATTGGCTTACGAAGCAAGCCAGCAACTTATAGACGTGCCTGAGCTACGTACTGCTACAGATTCAGCTATTAACGTAGCTGCCGGAGTTGTAATTGGAGGTGGCCTTGGTGCTGCGTCCTCTTATTTCTCCAAGGCACGAGATAAGGGTTTATTAGTTAATAAAAACCCAGATTTTAATGTGGCGTCAAAACAATATATAGATGAGTTACAAGGGTTAGATACAAGGGCCAATAGCGTTGGGGCTATGGCAACAGATGACCTTAGTAAAGGTACAGCCATTCGTGGGCGTATGGCGCGTGGAGCAGCTTGGGCGATGCGCCCGTTAGGACTGAAGACTCGCGGCCAAACTATGGTTGATCCAGAAGCGCGGTTGTTTGTCGATAAGCTAGTTGGGCGTACAGCACAGACAGAAGCGGACGTCGCTGGTGTTGCTGCTCAAGAAAGCTTATCTAATGTTGTTCAAAAGCAGCACGGTAAATACTTTTCTAAAGTATATAATGGGTTAGACGAAGTTCAGTCTATCATTCAATCTACCAAACAAGTTCTAACTGAAGATATAAAAAAAGAAGCATTATTAAAGTTGCGATTTGGTAAGTTTGATCCGCAAGGGAATGGGCTGTCCGACGTTCTTGCGCGGCAAATGGACGATGCATTTCGCACAGGATGGGCAAAAGATTTAAAAGATGTTGGCGCAGATTGGTTTAAAGAGAGACAGAACTATTTTCCGTCTATAATGTTGCCAGAGAAAATATCGAAGAATATAGCTGGATTCGCTGACAAGTGGAATAAGATTTTATTAAAAGCGAAACAAGGGGCGCAAGATGATATTTTGCAAATGACGCAGCAAATGTCTCGTATGGAAGCTGCCGGAGCGTCTGCCGATGAAATAGCTGAAATGATAGAAGATATACGTTTAGCCAAAACGATAGCAGATGAAGCTGATTTAGATACATTGCAACGTGCGAAAAACATTGCCCACCTATACGCGTCTGGCATGGCACATAATGAGATAAGCCTAAACGCAGATATACGTAAGTTTATTCCAAATCGTATGAAAGAGCGCGTACTGGATCCTGCTGAATTTATTGATTTTATCGAAACAGATCCACACAAATTAATGATTTCCTACACATTGGAAATGGCGCCATATTATGCGTCGCAAAAGTTATTTGGAGGTAAGGACCCAACAAAAGCTACCAAATCGTTGGTTGATAATTTAACAACTAAAATGACGGAAGCGTCTACTGCGGGAGATGCAAAGTTAGCTAAAAAACTGTTGCGTGATATTAAAGATATAGATCAGTCAATTCCAAAAGCGTGGAATGAATTTACTGGCCAAACTGCAAGAGCCGCCCAAAAGTTAATGGGAGATACAGCCTTAACTCTTATTCAAGCGTCTAAAGATTTTACATACATGGCCAAGATGTGGGCGCAAACATTATCGTCGTTACCAGATCTGGCAGCGATTGGTATAGCGCACGGTATTTCCGGTCAAAAAGAATTTGCTAGAATACTCACGAAATTTGCCACATCACCTGATATACGTAAGATGTCTGTTGGCACATCTGGTGCTATAGGCGTTGGGTTGGATGTGGCCTTAAGGTCATTCTTATCCGAGATAGCCCGTAATGATTTCTTACGCATGTCAGCTGGCGGTGGCGCGTCATATGCGCAATACATTGGTAAAGCTGCACAAATTGGCGCAAACACCATGCAATTTGCAAACGGATCGTTACTTTACGACACCGTTGTTCGACGTGCATTGGTGGTCGCACAACAGCAAATACTAAAAGATAGTTTAGAGCAAGCTGTATCTGGTAAGGCTGGTAAGGAAGTTATAGCTGACTTAGCGTTTCTGGGTATTGGAAAAGCGGATTACAAAAAAGTATTAGCCTACGCGAATAAATACGGCGAGACTATTGATGGCGTGTTTTTTATGAACCCAGAGAAGTGGGGTGATAAAGTATATAGCGAAAAGATGCTCACAGCACTTCTACGAGACAACTCACGTATATCTTTGCGCCCAGGTGTAGGTGATACACCTCACGCCTTTAAGGTGCCCGGTATTAACCTTTTAACTCAATTTAAATCGTGGTCTGTAGCGGCTACGCAGACGTACGGCCTACAGGCTCTACAGAAGCAAGATATGAACCACAGAGCAGGTATTGTCACTGTTATAGGTATGGCTGCCGCAGCCTCTGTATTTAGAGACTGGGCTACAGGTAAAGAGCCAGTAACAGATCCAGACGAATTGCTATGGCAGGGAATAACAAACTCCGGGCTTGTCGGGATTATACCTGACTTTGGTGGTAACTTCTTTGCGAGAAAATGGTTTGATATCGAATCTGGTGGCGCAAAATATGGGGCATATCAAGATGCGGCCACAACCGCAATGGGGCCATTAGCCTCTACGATTAAAGATGTGGCGGGTGCATTACGCCCAGGAACAGAAATACTTGGCGGGGAAGACCCGCGCTTCAACGACGCATGGATTAAAGATATGTTAGACATTATGCCTATACCTTTTGTCAAGGGATTAGCCAAAGAATACTTCACAAATTGAAATAAATAAGGTAAAATAAACACCATGACTATTTCATCCACTTACGCCCCAGTTCAATATACAGGAAACGGTGTTACAACCGTTTTTGCTTTTCCATATGAGTTCTACAACTCAACAGATTTGACTGTAAAAAGCACTGTAATTGCGACTGGCGTGACGACGACATTGACATCCCCAACGGATTATTCTGTTTCTGGTGGATCAGGCTCGACAGGCAATGTGACGTTTGTATCTGCGCCTGCAGCTACAGCACGTATCACCATTGAACGGTCGATTCCTTACACACAAGGCCAAGACTACCAAGAGAACACAGCGTTTCCAGCCGCAACGATTGAGACTGGCTTTGATAAGTCAGTTATCATGGCGCAGCAAACTAAAGCGTTGACAGATTACGCTTTAAAGTTTGAAACAACTGACCCTGCTGTGTCCATTGGAACTATCCCAAATAGCGTGGCTAGAGCCAATGCCATTCTATCATTTGATGCTTTAGGTAAGCCTTCTGCTGTGACGTTGGCATCTTTAGGGTCTTCTATTAACGTGTCATTAACATCACCTCAAAATGGGGATGCTTTGGTTTACAATACTGGTTCTTGGGTTAATCGGTCTGTATTGGCCTCGTTGGGGACAAACATCGCGTCTGCAACGACTACAGCTATTTCTGCTGCTGACAGTGATTTTGTTACCGTAACTGGCACAACAACAATCACGTCTTTCGGTACTCCCGCTTCTTTTGCTCGCAAGCACATCTGGGTCGT